AGAAGGGTCCCTATATAGTAAGCAATTAGGTATTGCTGGGACAGTTGATTGTATCGCTGAATATGACGGCGAGTTAGCAATAATTGACTTTAAAACTTCTAAAAAACCAAAACCACGAGAGTGGATTGAGCATTATTTTGTTCAATGTATGGCATATGGTTGTATGCTATACGAACTGACTGGTATTTCAGTCAAAAAACTTGTAATCATTATGGCCTGCGAAAATGGAGAATGCGTCGTTTATGAAGAAAGAGACAAATCAAAGTACATCAAACTTCTCACCGAATACATTAGAAAGTTTGTTAGAGATAAACTGGAACTCTATGGAACCGAATAAAGAACTAGAACAGGCAATAGAAAGTAAATTTTTAACACCTTCAAAATTTGCTCTTGAAATCGAAAAGATTGTTGCAGAAGAAAACTTCAACTATATTGATGCTATTTGTCATTATTGCGAACTCAATAATCTTGAAGTAGAATCTGTTACCAAACTCATTTCAAAACCACTCAAAGAAAGATTAAAGTGGGACGCAACACGTCTTAACTTTATGAAGAAAACTTCGAGAGCAAAACTGCCTATATGATCGTGACTCCATTTGAAACTTATCAACATTATTTGTCACTTAAAAATCATTTCACAAATCCAAAATACGACTTCTTTAAGTATGGTGCGAAGACTCGTGCCAGTATGACATCCTTCAATAAACGTAAGGACAAATACTGGTTCGAAAAGACAAGTCGCAAATATAATGATAAAGAAGTCGTGGATTTTTTGGTATCAAACTTTGTAGCATCAGACACACCAGGTAATTTATGGATTGGGGAGATTATCAATTCTGGCGAAAGAACTTACGCCGATTGGATGCGGAGACAACAGAGTTTGACTTACTTGTTCAAAGAGCAAAGCAACGAATTGTTCTCGGAGATCAAATTAGAGGATGCCTTGAACTGTTCCAAAGGACACCCACCAGTTCTCAAAAAGTTTCTAAGCGGGCAGTTATCGCTAGAAACATTAACAATCTACGAAAAAATATTCCATTTTTCAAACGCTTTTGATAAAAAACTCCTAGACCCAGTGTGGGAGACCGTATCTTTAAAAATCAAAAAATATACACCGTTTCTAAATATTGATGTGTTCTCTTATAAAAAACTTTTACGGGAAATAATCAATGAGTAACTTTTTTGACTCTGATATTATTCAAGAAGAACTGAAAGAAATCAACAAGTTGCAAGAAGATATCTACGGAAGTATTTTAACTTTCGGTATGATGGACCGTGAAACCAAGTTGGAACACATTGAAAAACTTGAACTCTTGCTAGAAAAGCAAAGAGTGATGTATACTAGGTTATCCCTTTCAGATGACCCACAAGCGGTTGAGATGAAAGAGAACCTACGCAAGTCAGTTGCCCTGATGGGATTCCCACCAGAAACTGATATGAGTTTACTTTTCAGTAGTATGAATAAGACCATCGAATCCCTCAAACAATATCTTGACAGGTGATTCAATTTTCGCTATACTATCCAAGTAAATCCCCCGAATCCAAACTAATCCGAGGTAATCCAAATGTCATTTTCCGACCTTAAAAAGCAATCCAAACTTGGCAATCTTACTGCCAAACTGGTCAAAGAAGTTGAAAAAATGAATAATAACAGCGGTTCGTCTGACGACCGTGTGTGGAAACTAGATGTAGATAAGAGCGGCAATGGTTATGCCGTGATCCGTTTCCTCCCTGCTCCTAACGGTGAAGACCTGCCGTTCGTGAAACTCTATTCCCACGCCTTCCAAGGTCCTGGTGGTTGGTATATTGAGAACTCCCTGACTACTCTGGGTCAGAAGGATCCCGTATCGGAACTGAACTCCGAACTGTGGAACAACGGTACTGATGCTGGTAAGGAACTTGCCCGTAAGCAGAAGCGTAAACTGACCTATGTTTCCAACATCTATGTGGTAAAGGATCCTGCTAACCCTGCTAATGAAGGTAAGGTCTTCCTGTTCAAGTATGGTAAGAAGATCTTTGATAAACTCACCGCTGCAATGCAACCTGAGTTTGAAGATGAGGAAGCAATCGATCCGTTTGACTTCTGGCAAGGTGCTAACTTCAAACTGAAAGCAAAGAACGTTGCTGGTTATCGTAACTACGATTCTTCCGAGTTTGCACGTCCAGAAGCACTTTTGGATGATGACGAAGCAATGGAAGCAATCTGGAAGAAGCAGTATTCTCTTGCTGAACTCGTCGCTGCTGATCAGTTTAAATCTTACGATGAACTGAAAAAGCGTCTTGATTATGTGCTGGGTAACAAAGGCACTCCCCGTTATCAAGATCCTGACGTTGCCGATGAAGAAGAGTATTCCCGTGGTCCTGTGAAGGATCTTGATGAAGATCTTCGCAGTGAACTCAACAATCTGAAACCTACCACTCGCCGTGCTGCTGTGGAGGAAGATGAGGATGACGATGCACTTTCCTACTTCGCCCGCTTGGCAGAAGACTGATTAAGTGCTATAATACTGGGGAGGCAAGGGTCTCCCCTTTTTTTATGAAGTCTGATTTTTACATTGATAGAATTACTAAGCAGCAAGCGGGAGAACTGCTGCTGAAATATCATTATCTGAAAGATATATCTAAGGGATTTAAGTCTGGTTATAACTATGGTCTTTTCAAGAAAAATGAATTCTCTCCACTAAATATTGGAGGTTTACAGGGAGTCTGCATCTTCACAGGACTTCCAGTTCCAGAAATAGCAAAAGGAGCATTTGGTCTTGAACGAAACCAACAACAAGGACTCTTTGAACTCTCTCGACTCTGTATCCACCCAGATACACAGTCACAAGAGTACAACATTACTTCTTGGTTCGTTGCAAAAGCGATTAGACAATTTCGCAAGGATACAAGCGTCTCAGCAATCATTTCTTACGCGGATTCTGATTTTCACGATGGTACAATTTATCGTGCTTGCAACTTTAAATATTGCGGTCTTACAGACGCAAAAAAAGATTTTTACTTTGCAGACGGCACCAAACATTCAAGAGGTAAAATAAAAGGTGCTGAGGGAGAATGGAAAGAACGCTCCCGCAAGCACCGTTATGTTATGATGTTTGATAAAAAGTTAAATCTCTTATGGTCAGACGATACGGTTGTTCTCCGTTCTGATTAGTTTTTTATCAACATATTGAGAACTTTTTCCATAATTCATAATAACTCTCATATCATTCAGGAATTGTTGTAAGTATCCTACTTTCAAAATATAAATTTGTCTTTTTTCTTCATTTCTAATTGATTCGTATTCATAATTAGATACACCTATAACTGGATTTATTTCACCTGTTGAGTCTGGTGTAAATACTTGATTTTCATTTGCACCAATACTTGTATAGGTAGAACCAGCGGAAACTACTATTTTAAAGTTGGAATCAACTTTTTGCCCCCTTTGTAATATTAATCTTCCTTTCTGATCTCTTACTTCAACAGTCTCATAGTGATGAATATCATTTAAATTTTGGGTAGTATATTTATTTTCTGCATATACATATAGATCACGATTTGAAAGAGGCCATTGATCCCGTACATTTATAATTCCTGCTGTAAGAAGAACTACCCAATCATAATCAGCACTACCATAAACTAGTTGAGCAACAGTATCTGGTCTTGCACCTTCAGGTATTTGAAATTTATCAAACAGAGTTGCCTTATCTTGCAACCAATCTAAAAGTTTGACTCTACGAAATAAATTTTTAATTCTTACATAATCTCGTGAAGAATTTTTATGTGAAAGAGGTGATGGTATTTCTACGTCTGGTAGTTCTCTAAAATAACTCATTTTAGTAACCTACTCCTTCTTGTGCTTCTGGTTCGAGATAATCTTCTGCGTAAATCGGGTTGATTTCTTTAAATGCCAAAGCCATTTGCATATGAACTGGTGCTCCATCTTCATATGTTGAATAAGTTCCAGATGCAGTATAGTTTACAGAAACATCAGTTAATGCACAGGGTTTAAATGTATTTAAAAACTGATGTTTTCTAGGACCAGTTTTATATGTTAATTGATATACACTGGGAGCACTTATAAACAATCCAGCATTAGTGTTACTTCCAGATCCAGCTCCACCATTTTTGGCAGACATTGTTTGTTTAAGGGTTCTGATAATTTGTTTAACTTCTTCTGCTTCTACTCTTGATCTTGGTGCAAGGTCAAATGTAAATTGGAACGAACGTAGGTTTACACCTTGAAAGAGAAGTTCAAGATTTGAATTAAGAACTTGTCCAGTTGCTCTCGATATAAGACTTGTTACACTTACATTACCACCAAGAGCACTTAATGCTTTACCTGAAATTGCAGTTTGTATTGCTTTTTGTAGTTGTGGATCGTTAAATGCATCTGAACTTTTTTTAAAAAATTCAATAATTTTATCTCCAGTATCAAGTGGATTTTCTTGAACTGCATTCCCAAGACCAAGACCAGCAGCTTCAAATGGATTTAATGTATCTTCACCCCAAGATACTGAAGACGTATCACTAATATTTTGTGGTATTGGTAGAATTATGTAATGTGTTGGACTAACTTTATTTGCTTTTTGCCTTTGTTGTGCTGTTGGTATTTGAACTGGTGGTCCAAAATTAAGTCCACCAGCAATATAATCAAATATTTTTATCTCCAAATAATCTGCTGTATTGTCTAAACTTTTCAGTGGATATCTAAAACTCTTTTTTCCACCACCAGAATTTAAAGAACTAGACGCTGTTGCTCCCGCATAGGCATTTGCATATGCATTTTGTGTTGCAGCAGTGGTGTATGCATTGCTCCCAATAGGAGCACCAACATTAAGGGGCATTTATACTACTTTTTTAAGTATTTAGACGAAAATTTGCAAAAGGTATTGCCTGCAAATCTTTGATTTCAGAAGAATAAACCTCATAAACAGAACCAACAACTTCATTCCAAGTATATTGACGAGTTTCACCCCAATGCATATTTAAACCTCTAAATCCCCACTCAAAAACATCAGTCACTGCAACTAGTGGATTTTGGTCATATCTAATATTTGGTGTTTTGGCATTGTAAACGAAAATATAAAACTTACCCACCTGAGGAACTTTTCCACTCTCTTGTACAACTTCTAAAAGTTCAAGCATCAAGTCATCACCACTTTCTTTTCCGGTAATATTGTCTAAAACGGAACGAACTCTATTGCGATTGGTATCAGTATCCGTTGGATTTTTTGCCGATCTCTGTTCAGCAAGTTTTCTTCTTTGTGACTGGAGTAGAGTTTCTCTCTTTTCTGCCATTACTTGATACCTAACTCGTTCTCTGTTAGAACTTTAAATTCATAACCACGATCCGCACACCATTCTCTTGCCGCTGCCCACTTTGCCTGATTCTTGGCATACTCATATGCTTCATATAAGTATCCTTTTGTTTGTCTTTTCGGTTTAGGTGGTGGAACAGTTTGTCTTTTTGGTTTAATCTCGATCACATATTTTTTGATTGTTCCATTCTCCTCTTTAACTTTTATAATAAAGTCTGGAAAGTACCTGTGAGGTTTTCCATCAATAGGAGAACGATAAACAACACACTTTTCTTCCGATGCCCACTCCAAAACATTTTCATTCAAATCACAGTATACACAAAACTTTCTCTCCCACAATGATCTGTATATGATGTTTGTGGGATCTCCTTTATATTTTTCTGGATATGATGGTTTGTATTTTCCCTTATACGACATCTAAATAACTAAAATACTCATAATAGGTATTTAGAGTGCCCGCACCAAGACCAAGAAAAATATCAGAGTTTAAACCACTTTTTACAAATCTTGCACAGACTTCACATTATCAGGTAGTTTTTGGTGGTTTATCAGGACCTTTAAGATCATATTTAAGATTAAGAGGAATTGATTCACGATTTATTGGTGAATCAGTTGGACTTCTTTGCAATTCTGCATCTTTACCAGGAAGTTCTTTTGCGACTGCTGATATTGTTGGAAATTATACTGGTGTTGCAGAGAAAATGGCACACACTAGAACTTTTACTCAGATTGATTTAGAGTTTTATGTTGACCGATCATATAAAACTTTAAAGTTTTTAGAACACTGGATGGAGTTTATTTCCAGTGGTTCTAGGGAGCAACCCTACCAGGATGGGTATTATTTTAGAATGAGATATCCTGATGAATATAAGTGTAGTGCTTCAAGAATCATAAAATTTGATCGAGATTATAGAAATTATATTGAGTATACTTTCTATGGTTTATTCCCACTTACTTTAAACTCGACTGCAATATCTTACGAATCATCTGGAATTTTAAAGGCAAGTGCATCATTTAATTATGAGAGATATGTTTGTGGAAGAACATATAGTTTTGATATTGCCAGAAGAGAAGATAATAATCAAGTTTCTGAAATATCAACTAATTTCTTAAACGAAACGAGTTCAAATCGTCCAGTGTATGTTCCAGTATCTGCTGGTGCAGCTGGCGCTGGTGGAGTTAGATTTAGACCATCTAATGTTTCGACGGGTGAAGCAATCGTTACTGGACAAATTTATGATACTATTTCTGGTGGATTCTTTGGTGGATCTTCCAACAACTCAAATTCAGCAAACTCTGTAATAGGATCTAGAAGAGTTC